GGCCCAGGCGTTGCTGGTGAATTCGTTAAGAAGCTTTTAGGGTTGTAACAATGTGGATCCTATATCCTTGCTATTCGCTGCCAATGCTTGTGTGGCAGCAATTAAAGAAGGATGTGAACTTTATAAGCAAGTCAAGACTTCTTTCATGGAGGTCAAGGCGACTGTCGATGAAGTCGCTGGCGTGTATAAGGAAGTTACTGGATTTTGGAGTAACTTTAGTAACTTTTTTAAACCTAAGAATAAGCCAGTTCAATCCTCTGCCACGCCAAAGTCTGTGGCGAAAAAGAAGGAGAAGTTCGTTGCCGTTGACGAGACACAAGTCAAGGTCAACATTGTCAAGCAGCTTACTGAGTTTTTTAAAATTCAGGAACAGCTTGAAGCACACATAAGAGAAGAAGAAGAAAAGTCGAGAACTGTCTATGACCCAGATCAGAATTACATGGAGGCAGCACTAAAGCGTGTGATGGCACAGCAGCAGATGGCTGAGTTAGTGGTTCAGATCCGTGAATGCATGGTGTACCAGTCCCCACCTGAAATGGGGGCTTTGTACAGCGAGGTGTTTAACATGAGGGAGATCATTCAGGAGGAGCAAACTCAGGCAAGACTCAAACAAGAAGCAGCGAAGAGGGTAGAGTCATGGCAACGCAAGGAAGAGCAAAGAAGCTTCCAGCTAAAACTAGGATACCTAGTAGCGACTTTTATATTCCTCCTGTATCTTTGGATGTGGCTCCTGTTCGTAAACCAATTGGGGAAGAAATAGTGGGCTGGATTGCTGCGTGTGTGCTGATTGCCTTGCTGTTGCCAATCATGGGGGTTCTTTATCTTGACATACTTGCAACAAAGAATGAGGCTAAATCTCAGTTGGAACAGGTTGAACGGTTAAGACGACAGCTTGAGCAAAAGGAAAGGGAGAAAGAAAAATGAACATCTATTGCATTTGGGGGTTGTCTGTTTTGCTGGTCTTGTTGACTGGCTGCGAAGATAGATTCAGGTATCCATGCCAAGACCCAAAGAACTGGGAAATTGATCAATGCAAACCTCCAATCTGTAGTGCCACTGGCACTTGTCCTGAAATGTTGATCACCACATCTGAAAAGGAGAAAAAATAATGCCGACCGTTGTAATGAATAAACCAAATCGAATGACCGCTGAAGAGATAGAGATCCGTGTGTGGGCTTTTGTGATTGTCATATTGGTGGCAATTCTTTTCGGTGCAATGTTTGCGTTTCTCTATTCTGTGACTTATGTCACTCAGCCAATGGCTGGCATGGCTCCCATTGACAAGGTGTATACCAGCCAAATCTCTACGATCATGGTATTTATTACGGGTGTGCTAGGTGGTGTGGCTGGTAGATCTGGTGTCAAAGCTGTTGCAAAAGCTGTTGCCAAGGCAGATGCTGAAGCTGACAGCGAACCAAAGATGGAAGCCAAGGAATGAGTCTATTCAATCCATGGGTGCTACTTGGCATCTTGATGGCTGTGATTGGCGCTGGCACAACTGGATACATCAAAGGTGGATCTGATGAGAGCAAGCGCCAGCAACTAGAGATAGCCAGGTTAAACGAGCAGGCAAGGGCGAAGGAACAAGCTCTGGTTTCTGCTGTTCAAACGCAAGCAACTCAATTGGTGAAGGCAAACAACAATGCAAAAACTGTTATTCAAAAGCGCAATGCTGACATTGACTCTGGCACTTTGCGGCTGCGGCTCCCTGTTAAAGCCACCGCCTGCCCCGTACAAGCCCCCGCAGATCCCCCCGTTGCCAGCGGAGATAGCATTCAAACAGGAGCCGAACTTGAGCGAGAGACTGCTAAAGCTCTTATCACCATCACAGACGATGGAGACAAAGCAATCAGACAACTCAACGCCTGCATCGATGCCTACAACTCCATCTACCAAACCATGAAAGGAAACTGATGAACGCTGAACAACTTGCCCATGCTTTGAAATTAACGCCTGCAAAGGCAGAGGAGTGGATAGATGCAATCAATGAAACTTTTGATCGTTTCGACATATCAACGCCTGAGAGACAGGCTTGTTTCTTGGGGCAATGCGCTCACGAATCTGCTGGGTTTACTGCGCTCAAAGAAAACCTCAACTACTCAGCAGAAGGATTGACCAAGGTTTGGCCTAAGCGGTTCCCTAGTTTGGACGCTGCCCAGCCATACCACCGCAATCCAGAGAAGATCGCCAACAAGGTCTATGCTGATCGCATGGGCAATGGTGATGAGGATTCTGGTGAAGGGTTCAAGTACCGTGGTCGTGGTCTGATTCAGTTGACTGGCAAAGATAACTACCGTGCGTGTGGTGAAGCTTTAGGTGTTGACCTAGTAGAAGATCCAGATCAGGTATCCAGTCCTCAGTATGCTGCCTTGTCAGCAGGCTGGTTCTGGGATAAGAATAAGTTGAATCAGTTTGCTGATGCCAACGATATGACGACATTGACCAAGCGGATCAATGGTGGAACCCATGGCATTGATGATCGGATTGCTCGTACTCAACACGCCTTGGATTCCTTGATGGCTTAATCTTGGCCTAAAAGCCAAGTGTGGAAATCAACAGGGGGTATGCCGACAGACTGACATCTGCGGCAGTACTCTCTGTATTCTTTGTCAAGCTTCTCCCAATCCGATGGATTCATCGTCCTTCTCCTCAAGCTGTGCGCCCAGTCTCTTTAGGCGCAGTTGGTAATCCCCAAGCAGCTTTGCCTTATGCTCAGGGTTGATCTTGTTGACCTGATCCTCGTTTGCCTCACGCAGTTCCCTAAGTTTGGTCATTTTGGTGCGTGGTGTCAATGCTGATTTCTCTACCTTTTCACGCAGTTCAATGGTTCCATTTGTGTATGCATCTGAGTCAGCATAATGGCGTGGTTCTTTGCCTGGTATGGTTAGCGTGTATGGCAAAGTAGCGGCTGGCGCTGGTGGCTTGATAGCATCCAGCGGGTTGGTTGCTGGCGCTAGTTTGCGACTGCCAGCGTTGCCATCGTCATCTTCTGGTGCTATGCCACAGGCAGACATCAGGCTGTACCTACGGGCATAGGTCAAGGCACTGGCATACCCTTGTGGATCTTGTTTGACAGCAGGAAAGTGGACGATGCCGCACTCCAGCATCTCGCCAGACTCATGGACAAACACTGTCTCGCACATGATGCCATCATTGCAGTCGTAATTTTTTTGCAGTAAAAATATGCCATTTTCATTTAGGGCATCAATCACCGCTTCGACACAAGCAGACAGATCTGCATACCGACTGCGGAAGTGAGGGTTTGTACTAGTCTTCAATGCTGGGCCAAAGGCTCTTTGGGCTTTGACAAGGGCTGATGCAATCTGTTTCATTTGGATTCCTTAATAGTGATCGTTGATTGACGGACTGAGTAGGCTTCTTTCGCTGGTGTGATCTTCTCAGGCGTGGCTTTGTAGTGACGCATAGGCCATTTGAGTGTCCAATGACCAACCTTGGCGCTAGAATAATCCTTCATCATTACTTTTAGATCCTTCTCCCACAGATCAATGTCTTCTTGAATACTGGCAATCTTGTTTTTGGCAAGCACAATGTTGGCAACCAAGTCTTCGGCATCAATGTCAAGCTCGACCTCTTCTTCCCTTGCTGTAGGCCAGATGCGGTTGGCATCTTTGCTGTCAACTGCTGGGTAGTACTGGGCTTCACCAGTCTCTTCAAAGGTTGTCAGCCTGCCTTGGAAGTCGATGGCGTAGTTCTCAATCTGTGCCATGGTTTCAGCATGGGGTTTGAACAAGAAGATCCGCAGTTCGACACCTGAATACAGACAACCAATGGCTGCCCAGTCCAAGCCAGTACACATCATCACGCCTTGGACTTGGATTGGCCCACGGTACAAAGGCAGTACATCCTCTGGGTGTCCACGGGTAAGCTTGGATTCCAGCACTCCATTGCCAGTCAACTCAATGCTGTCTCCATCCACCACATAGATGCCTTTGCTGGGGTCATGGTTGATGACCATGGGCTTGTCAAGCAAAGCAATGGCATCAGCACTGGCGGCAAGCGCAAGGTCAGAATGCTGGAATGCTTTGTCAGGCATCACATAGCGGTCAATACCAAGGCGCTTTGCCATCTCAGCAATGATGGCTGGCTCCAAGGCATTGCCCCAGTCTGCCGCTTCACCAGCTTGGGTTCTGGCATCTTCGCCCAGTATGGACTTAAGGCAGAACATCAGCACATCATTGGGGCTGGAATAGGGACTGACACCAAACAGGCTGGGCAGTTGTGAGCAGGACAGCATTTTGTCCGAGGTTAATTTAGGCATTGTCAAACTCCTTGATCATAAGAACCCGCTGGTTTCGACCTGACTTACCAGGGCGGGTCAGCCCAGTGTCAACGATGTATCCCTTGTCAAGCAAGGCTTTGAACCGAGCGGTCACTGTACTGTAGGGGTAGCTCATTAACTGAGCCAGTACCTCATCTTGAATGCAACCCTGTGGATAACTGGCAATCACCTCATAGACGACTTGTTCCATTTTGGTGGTGTTGACCAGTTTGGCTGCGTCTTTGCTGGTTTGGGGGTCTTTTCTACGGACAAGCTTCTTCCAGATTGTGCCGAACTTCATTGAACTCTCCTTAGTAGGTAGGTTGTTGCTCTGCATGATTGCAAAGTGATAGCATCATACAACACCAATAAACGCTAGGCTTCTAGGTGCTTTCCCTAATTCAATGATTGCATTTTGCAATATACTTGCAAGCATGAAACACACAATCAATCCCAAGATCGAGGTCACTCCGCTGATGGTGAGAGTGCGTCCTAGTAGCAAAGAGATTTTGCGTAATGCGGCATTGGCGCAACGCAGATCGATGGCGGCAATCGTTGACGACTTGATAATTGATCACCTTGGTCGGCAGTATTCCAGCGCCAATACCAGGCTTCAATCATTTTTAAGGACTGGCAATGAGTAACAAATGGCATCCACCTGAAGG